CTTAGCCATTTGGGGCTCGGCTTGACTACTGGCAAAGATCCAGGATTCTGCTCACATGATCGACCCCGTCAGTGGGCAAAACCTGGTAATCCATCTGGCTCACCAGCATTCTTCGGCCAAATTGTTCAGCATAATTATTCCAGTCATCAGGACAAATCTGAAGGAGCCCTGGAAAATCTAAAGGTTGAAGTTCTGTAAAATTTCGCAAACGCGACTCAATTTGGAGCTGAGTAGCCAGACTCACTCCATACAATTCTTCAACTAACGCTCTTGAACGTGGGCCGGGAATCAATTCTTTGATCTTCTTAGTATCTTTATAGCACATGTAAGCTTCTTGAAGTTGTTGCCTATCCCACAAATTAATGTGAGATCGTTCCAGGTATGCAGCAATAGCATTATTCTTAATATCAGAAGTAACGCGTAACCCATATTTAGCCAATTCAAAAATGATTGGACAACCTGGATACTGATGAGCAAGTGACAGCGCTTTACAACGCAGTAACACTTTCTTCTTATGCAATTTAGCCCTCAAGTACTTACGGTCCCCCCACCCAAAGTCAACTAAGACCCCGAGTGGGTTTGTAATATTGATCAATTCCTCAGAATCAAAAACAATACCGCAGAATGATGCCGTTTCGATCTTATCATGTTCCTCTATTTTAATCGTCAGACCAAGTTTTGCAAAATCATCCGCAGTAAACTTGGCGAAAGCACGAAACAATCCATCATCACCTTCGATAACTATTTTCAAATCTTTGATCCCCTTTTCATGCGCGATGAAACTTGCAAACATCAAATTCGCGAATCCGTTTGAGAGAGATGTATCCATTTCCCCAGAGGCACGGCAAGTATCCATCTCAAGGTTAAAATATTTAAAGATACACTGCTGACGGTCCATAACAGTGCTGTACAGCTTCATGAAATGCTTGTACCCAGGCGTATGTCTCAACATATGATCAAAAAGTATCCCAGTCGTACTCTCCATGAGTAAACGACGAAATTGGGATTCATAAGCAGTATAATCAGTGGCAAAACAAGCACCTTCCCCAGCCAAGTAATCCTTGATATACTGGGGTCGGTCAGCCACTGGAATATGCTTAATGAATTGGGGGAGTTTATAGACTTCCTCCTCCACTACTTTAATATATGGTCCGATCAATGTTTTAAATTCGTCTGTCCTTGAATATATTCCTCGAGTATGTTTATAAGCCGGATAATTCTCATCCTTGGGAAAACATTTGAGCTTTTTCCATCTTTTCTCGTACGGATCTTCAATTTTTGAATGTTTGAGTTTCAACTCGTCTTTGCGCCATTTTGGATAGGGTGTTTTCTCGATCCAAGTGTCAAAAGTGACATCGATGTCAGAGGCCAAAGGCACTAAATTCCTCTTCACCCATTTTCGCACGTATCTTTGAAACCTACGCATCGTTTTCCTGTCCCAGTCAGGGTGTCGAGAGGCGACACGCTTGACTACACCAGCCATCATCGTGGCAGTATCATCCAGATCCGGTTTTGGTTGTGCTATATTTTTAACATGCGGGCCGAGTGAAACAGCGACGGGTCGCTGTTCTACCGGTGATTGCCTCACGTTAGAAAAGATCGTGTCTTTCTTCGGTGGGTTTACTTCTGGTAACACAACATTATTAATCCGATATCCGTATAATACGTCCACGACGGGTTGGTCTTCTAAAAAGGACGTTGGAGACGATCGAACAACCGATCATGCCACATGATTTTGGCAATCTCGGTTACTCCGCGATACACGTCATCTATCGCTGCGTCGATTTTCTGAACATTGACTGTGACGGCAGTCCTATTTTTGCTGGCGATACGATCATCAGCGAGTTCTTCATTTGCATCAACACCCAATAAATCTGGTGTATGATTTTCAAATAGAACTCCTAGTGCAACTTTTCCCCGCCTCCTATACCTAATTCCTCCAGTGTAGGAAAAAATGATTGACTCCTCGTGAAAATCGCTAAAATTATATGCGATATCAAAGCACAGACGAGTATTCAACCGGTAGTCGGCTCGTAGTTCTTCACTCTGGATCTTAATGTGTTGCACAGCATTAAGCCTCAGGTCTGGTTTTTTAACATAATCAATCGTGCCGTTATCGATTTCTATGCGGTGCTTCCAGTAAGCACGAATTCTGTATGCCGGGTTAATTACATACCAAAGCACGACACTTGCTTTGATAAAATATCGCGTCCATGTGAACCCATAACCCATAAAAGCTGCAACTTTCCTGGTATGCAACCAGAAAAAGTCCAGCACGGTCTGGAGTTCATCAAAATGTTGTTGAGGGACGCGACCTCCTAAATGATTGCTGCAGATGGCAAACACCATGCATATCTGAACAACGCCAAATAGTCCAAACCAAGACAAGACAAGCATAAACTTGACAGTCTGCACGTTAAGACTCCAGCGCAACAATGTCCAGACAATATTCCACACAGTGCCGTACACCCCAGGCAATCTATATAGGGAATATAGAAGCCAGAGTAATGCAACAAAGGCAAATAAACAAGTGAGGCGGATGAGATTGATGTGAGCTTTACCTTTATAAGTCTGCTTGAAATCTCTTCCAAGCATTTTTTCAATCTTACTGCTGGTATCAGCAATAGTCTTGTCATCAATCTCCTTCTGCTTCCTCTGTTTTTCTGCCTTGTCTGCTTCTTCTCTGGCTTCCTTGTCCTGTTGATCTTTCTCCCGACCAGCATCCCGCTTCCCGTCCAGTTGTGCGACGAGATCACGGACCTGATCGGCGACAAATCCATTTTGTTTTTGTTGTCGTGGTTGCCACTTCTTCTCAGCTTTACACTCATTCTTTTTATGTCCAACCTTCTTACAGTTATGACATCGAACCTCACGGATGGATGTCGGAGCTTGCACTCCGTTCGTCGACCGATAACCCCCCTGATTTGGAGGTTCGTTGAGTTTTGCAATCTGATTTTGGGCTTGGTCATTCATAGGACAATGAGCAAACAGTACTTCTTTCGTTAAGCGAAACGAGGATATGAG